GCCGGAAGATCGGCTATGCTCTGGCTGAGAAGTATGACCGCCTTGCCTTCCGTGCTATTGCACGTGGTGCTCGTCAGGCTAGCCCTGTGAGTGCTACTAACTATGAAGAGCCCGGTGGTACTCAGATTCAAGTCGGTACTGGTGCTGGCTCTGAAGCTGATGCTTATGATTCCACTAAGCTTGTTGCTGCTTTCTATGATGCAGCTGCTGCTCTGGATGAGAAGGGTGTGTCGATGGACGGTCGTGTGGCTGTTCTGAACCCCCGTCAGTACTACTCGCTGATCCAAGCTGTAGGTACTAATGGTCTGGTGAACCGTGATGTCCAAGGTACTGCTCTGCAAGGCGGTAATGGCATCATCGAGATCGCTGGTATCAAGATCTACAAGTCCATGAACATCCCCTTCCTGGGTAACTACGGTACTAAGTACGGTGGTACCACTGGTGTGGTTGATCCTGGTAACACTGGTGATTTCGTGGGTGTGGCTCTGGAAGATGCTTCCACTGCTCAAACTGGTATCAACAACGATTACGGTACTGCTGCTGAGTTCGGCTCTACCTCCTGCGGTCTGATCTTCCAGAAGGAAGCAGCCGGTATGGTGGAAGCTATTGGTCCTCAGGTGCAAGTTACCAGCGGCGATGTGTCCGTCATCTACCAGGGTGATGTGATGCTGGGTCGTCTGGCTTGTGGCTGTGACTACCTGAACCCTGCTGCTGCCGTGGAACTGCACGTTACCAGCACTGCACCTTCTGCATTCTGATTTAGGTATGTATACGGGAGTCTCTTCGGAGGCTCCTTTTTTTTAACTTTATATTGAGAGCAATTCTCATTATCAACTATGCCTTTCCCTACTACTGGCTCCAATACTGAGCTACAAGCTGTTAATCAGATCCTGGCGTCAGTTGGTCAGGCTCCTGTTACTACGTTGACAACTGAAGAAACTCTTGTAATTAATGAAGTAAGTCGCTTTACTGGATCTATTTCTGGTACTACTTTGACTACTACAACTGCTAACATTCCTGTCGGTACCTACATTGGTGGTACAGGTGTAGCTAGTGGAACCTCCATTGCTACTGCAGGTGTAGAACAAGCGACTGATCCTGTGACCTATGAATATACTGTGAACATCTCACAGACGGTTGCAGAGCGTGCTATGACACAATCTATTGTTACAAGTAGAGTTGAAACTCAAACCAACCCGGACGTTGCGATTGCACTCAATACCCTTCGAGAGGTGTCACGGGAAGTACAGGCTGAAGGCTGGTCTTTTAATAAGGAGTACGATTATCCAATTACTCCTGACTCTAACAATGAAATACAAATCCCCAACAATGTCCTTCAGATAGATCTAAATAAAACATACACGCAGAACATGAATAGGGATAGTATTAATCGTGGAGGTAAGCTCTATGATCGTACTGCTCATTCCTATAAATGGGAAGATGAAACAGTATATGTTGATATTGTTTGGGAGTTTGATTGGAACAGTATCCCTGAACCAATACAAGCTTTTATTGTTTCCCGTGCAGCCTCTATTGTATCTAGTCGTATTATGGGAGATCCTAATCAGTATCAGATTCTTCTTCAAAAAGAAGCTTTTACTAGAGCAATGGCTCTTGAATACGAATGTAACCAAGGGGATTATTCCTTCTTTGGCAGTCCTAAAGGGCACGATTACTATCAAAGCTATCAACCTTATCACACATTGTACAGATAATGCCAGCAGTAACACAACAGGTCCCCAATTTTCTTGGGGGTGTATCACGTCAAAATGATGATAAGAAGACAGGAGGCCAGTTAACTGAGTGCATCAATGGTTATCCTGATCCTACCTTTGGTCTACTAAAAAGACCTGGGGAAGAGTTTATTAATGTGTTGAAAAAGGCTAATGGCACTGCCTTTACTAAAGCTGAATTAGAAGGTGCTGCCTGGTTTTTTATCGAAAGGGATACAGCTGGATCTTATGTAGGAGCTATTAAAGGGAGCAACATCTATGTATGGACAGCAGGAGAAGGCACCTGGTGTACAATTACAAATACAGCTAGTTCGTATTTAACTGGTACTACAAAAGATGATTATCATTTCCGTAGTGTCCAAGATACAACAGTAATATCTAATAGAAAAATTACCGCTGCTATGCAAGCTGCTGGTACATTTGTAGCTGATTCTGTTGCTACGCTAGTATTATCTAATCTTATTGAAAACTTTGAATATACCGTTGTACTTCAAGGTATTAATATAACAGTAACATCGCAGAGTACTACAACATATGATGATATGTTGAAGTTTGATGCTTCTGATATTAATACAAACCACCACCTAGTTGATGCAATTAGGGGTACCATTTTAGCACAACAAGCTGCTGGTAATTCAAGCTTTTCTGGTGTTTGGTACCTTGAAGGTTATACTAATAGTTTGGTAATTAAACGCAGTACTGGTAGTAACTCAGTTGTAACTAATTATTCGACAGTAACTGGTACGCCTACTTCGATCACTATTGATGCTTACGGTGGTTTAGACAATATAGCTTTGAGGGTATTCACTGATTCCACTGATGCTTTAGCAGATCTTCCTACTGAATCTTTTCATGACCATAACGTACAAGTACTGAATACCTCTGCTGAAGAGGATGATTACTACTTGAAATTTCAAGCATATGATGGTGTAAAGGGTAGGGGTTATTGGCAAGAAACAGTAGCTAGGGATGCATCACCAGGGCTAGATGCTTCTACAATGCCTCACATCCTTATTAGTACCGGACCAACTACTTTTGAGTTTAAACCAATTACATGGGCACCAAGGTCTGCAGGTGACGATGTTACTAGCCCCTTACCTTCTTTTATTGGTTACACAATTAATTCAACCTTTTATTACAACAATAGATTTGGCGTTCTATCTGCAGATAATGTCTTTTTTGGTGTAGCTAATGACCCTTATAATTTCTTTGTTAAGTCAGCTTTAACTGAAACAGCTTCTGATCCTATTGATTTGAATGTTGCTAGCATTAGACCTGTTGTGTTATCAGAGGTTCTTCCTTCTCCACAAGGTTTGCTTTTGTTTAGTGCTAGACAACAGTTCCAGGTATTTACGTCTGATGGTAATACTTTGACACCAAGTACTGCTAGTATCCGTAGTCTTTCTAACTATGAAATGGCTACAGATATCGCTCCAGCAGATGTCGGTACCATGACTACTTTTGTTAGTAGGGTACCTGGTTACAGCAAAGTATTCACACTTCTACTAAGAGATATCGAGCAACGTCCTATTGTTGTTGATATTAGTAAAGTAGTACTTGAGTGGTTACCTGAGACAATTGATGATCTATCAGTTAGTCCACAAAATTCGCTAATCATGCTAAGTGATAGGGATACTCCTTATTTGTATATATTTAGATATTACAATGATGGGGACAAATATCTTTTCCAAGCGTGGACTAAATGGCAATTAACTGGTACTGTTCAAATTACCAAAATACTCAACGATTCAGCAATTATTATATCTCAACATGAAGATGAGTATACTATTGGTAGAATCGTACTTGATGAGATCCCCACAGGAACGGTAGTAGCAGGCTCTAGCTCCATTAGTGGTAATTCATGCCTAGACATGGCTACACGCCCTGTAGAGCCTGCTGTAGGTGTCGATGCGGTGGTATATGATGAAGCTAATGATGTTACTAAAATCTATGTACCCTTTACACCTTTTGCTCAACGTAATGGTGTAATGTTGTTGACAGTACCAATTGCTGATGTAGATACAGATGATGCACTTGATGCGGATGCTGGTTATTGGGCAACAGCTTATGAACGTACAGAACCTGTAACAGGTTACCGTTACTTTGAAGTAAAAGGTAACTTTACAGATTATGCTGATGGTATTGTTGTAGGGTATGGATATGATTTAGATGTTACTCTACCTAGGTTTTACTTTAAATTGAGTGAAACTTCAGCAGACTTTACTGCAGCACTGACTATTTCAAGAGTTAAATTCTCACTAAATAGAACAGGTGCAGTTAAGTTTAAATTAAAAGCAGCAGGTTCTAATGAATGGGTCGATGTACAACATGTTGCTGAAGCTAATTACTACTCTGGAGATAGTAATCCTGTTCAACCTGAACACCAATTCACGGTACCCATTCACCAACGTAATACTAATTTTGAACTAAAAGTGACAAGTGATTTACCATACCCTGTGTCGTTGGTATCGATGATGTGGGAAGGAAACTACTCACAACGATTCTATAGGAGGACTTAGATATGCCTGTTTTTGCTGTTATTGGTGCTGTTACAGGAATAGCTTCTGGTATCTACGGAGCCACTCAAGCTGATTCCCAGAACCGCCAAGCGCAAGATAACTACCAAGAACAAAAAAAGCAGCAAGAACGAATTGCCGCTGCTGCTAATGAGTACAACAAACGTGCCTTTGATGTTGACGTACAGAATTATTTTAAGCAGCGTAATTATCAACTAGAAACTGCGGTCCAAGAGTGGGAACGCGGCAAAGAAATTCAAGACTATGAGTTTAGGCAAGCTAATCGTCAATACGAGCGTTCCCTTCAAATTGGCTATCAACAGCTTGATTTTAATGATTTAGCTGCTAGACAAGCATATTCTGCTGAAGATGTAGCTCTTCAAGGATTGTTTAGGCAGCAAATGTTTGATCGAGAAACTCAAGTAGCTGCTCTTAAAAAGACTTTACTTGAAAGTGAACTTAATCGACAAGCTCTTCAACCTGAACTAGATGCTGTTGTTAAAAAGGATCGCCTTGGTCAGTTTTCTATTCAAGATACACTTAACCAACTAACTAGAGAAACGGCCTTTGCCAAGGAAAACGCACTTGTTAAAAATCTACAACAACAGGGTGTCAGTGAACTTAGGCAAGCGGGTCAATCAAGGGTCAAAGGAAAACAAGTAACACTTGGTGATTTCTACCGTCAAATGTCACAACTTGATGCTTCTTTAACAGGTCGTCAACGTCAAGCAGCTGTCCAATTAACACAGCTTGGTTTTGATACTTCTTTGGCTCGTGAACGTATTGGTACTCAGTTAAAAACCATTAATCTTGGTTTGGCTAATGCTGTTCAAGATACTGAATTTAACCTTCGTGTCTTGGATGCTAATATTGTTTCAGCTGTAGAGCAAGCACAAGTTAATAGGAAAGAAATTGCCTTGCAAAAATATGGCGCTGATCTTAGTACTGCTGCTTCTGTAATGATTCAACCTGAACGACTTACATATGCACCACGACCTAGGCTTGCTCCTGAACGTATCTTTATTGAACCTATGGAAGTACTGCCTGGTGCAGTAGCACAACCTGTACAACAAAATGTATGGGGTCCATTGATTCAGGGCATTGGTTCTGCAGCTGGTTCGTTGAAAGGAGTTGATTGGGGTTCGGATGATTAATTATGGCACGACTTAGATTTACACCTGCTTCCTCTCCTAGTGGTTTTAGACCAATCCAATTGAGTCAAGCAGAGATCTCCCGAATGCAACAAGAAAGCAATCGGGTTATTAATAATATGGAGCGTAATCGTCAAGTTGAAATTCAACAACGGCGAGAGATGCTTCAGTCTATGAAAGAGGATGCTAATTATACTCAGCAGACTCAAGCACGTAACTTTGAAATCCAGCAGCAAAACTTAAGAAATGAGCTTCTTCAAAGTCAGTTTGATGCTAGAACTGCTGAAGGGCAGGCAGCAGAAAACCTTCAATCCGCTCAACAAATCTTTGGTGGTTTAGCACAATTCAGTCAATCTGCAGCTGACATAACACAGAGAATCGAAGCCAAGAAAATTAAACGTGCAGAACTTAATTCTCTAAGTGAGTCGTTACAAGGTCTTGATCGTGAAAGGGGAATAGCATTTAGAGAAGGTGAGCTTACCCTGCTTGAAAATGGTGAAAAATATAATTTAGCCATTAATATTCAAGAAGCAAATAATGGTGATCCTGGAGCTACTGCACGAGGTAGATTAGCTAATCCTGCTAACACTTACCTTGCTAACAGGAGTAATTCTACCTGGTTAATGAAAAACCAGGCTCCAATGTTTCTTGACACTATTCTTAATGATACTGAGACTCAGTTTGAATATCAAGGTCAAATAGTAACACCTTCTGCCGCACGTTCGAATCCCGAACTTATGCGGGATATAGTTGAATGGGGTTTAGGACAGTTTCTGGAGAAAAAGGGTTTACTTGGTCTTGATCCTTTATATTTGGGTGAAGGCTTAAAGTACCTAAATGAATATAAAAATTCACTGATTCAGAATGCTAGTGCGACTAGGATTAAGAATACCTACTCTATTCATAAAGAGCAGCAAGATAGTATCGTTTTAAATGATCCTGCTAGGTTTAAAGAGAATGCTCCTATCGCATTTCGAAACTTACTTAATAACCCACTAGTAGGCGCAACAGGTGCTCATGAATCTCTTAAAAGTTGGGCTACCCATCAACAACCTGACGGGACATTTACTGTACCTATTGAGGAAGTTAAAAATCTAGACTTAAAGGCTAACGGTAAAACTTACGATCAAGAATGGCCAGGCAGAATGTCTGATATTCTCGAAGCACGTACTAACGCTGAAATAAGGTTTGCTCAGCGTGAAATGCAGATTGATGATATTGCATATGAGCAAGATAGCCGGCGTATTCAGCAAGGATTAGCTGATGATCCAACACAAGCAAATGCTGATGCTGCTATTAAGTTCTTTCGTGAAACTCATGCTAAAATACCAGGATGGCTTACTACTTTTGCTTCTAGTTACACCACTGAAGCAGTAGAGAAAATAGAATCAGCTAAACGGTTCCTTTCTATTCCTCCTGGTCTCATTACATTAGAAGCTGTAGAGGCTGCAGAATCTATTGACTATGATACTGGACGTGAACTCCGTAAGCGTTTTGCTGAGCAAGAGGCACGGTACAACTCTGGTATCTACAAAGAAACAGCTGAAGCCTTCAAGACCACAGCTAACGGTGTTACTGCATATGGTACTAATAAACCAAACACACCAGCTAGTGTCTTTCTCCAGACTATGATGCGGTCTGAATTCCGTAAGCGTGTAGATAAAGCTGTTGCTGGTGGTATGGATTTCAACCAAGCTGCAACCGCTATTGGTCAACAGTTGGATGCTGAAGTAAAGGCTGGTGCTCGTGATCCTGATAGTCCTTGGTATCGTAAGGTAGATGCCCCTGGTGGTACTCCTACATTCCCTAACCTTAACAAAGGTATGATGACGGGTGTAGAGGCTGCTAACCGTCGTTACAGCGAGCTTAAAAAGAACATTGCCACTCAAGGGTTGGAAAAAGTTATTGATACCAAAGACTCTATTATTACTGCACAAGAGGCACAGGAAATTGTAAAGGGTTATGGTCGCCCTGGATTCACTGTTCCTGCTGATGTACAAGCTGTAGCTGGTATGTCAAACGGGTTGGATCCTATGGTGATTATTAATCGTCAGCTTGCTGCACAAGGTATGCAGCCGCTTGCACCTCCTGCTTCAATGCAAACTACTAACCAATTGGTTAGCCCTGCCTTCCAGAAGCTTCTGTATAAAACTCCCAGTCTAAACCGTTCTGCACGTGCTCTTGGTACGGCTAACACGTTTAACCCTGCTATTGTGCCGAACAACCTTGGTCCTATTATTCAACAGGCTGCACAAGCTAATGGTGTTAACCCCTCTTATATTGCAGCTTTGGCTGAGATTGAGAGTCAGTTTAATCCAAACAGTTCTAGCTATAATGGCTCCTCGTTTGGTGTAATGCAAATTAATCGTGCTGCTCATCCTACTTTCTTTGCACAGAAGAATTGGAGAGATCCCCAAGCTAACATTAATTATGGCGCTTACTACTACTCAAATCTTCTGAAGAAGTACGGTGATCCTGTTAAAGCTGCTATGGCATATAATGCAGGTCCTGGTAACTACGATGCTTACCTACGTGGTGAACTGCCTGATGGTCCGATAAAGACTGAGATGCTTAACCATGGTAAAAAGTTTGCCAAGGCTATGTATAAGTATGGCGGAGGCGCTCAAGCGTTAAATAACCCATCACTAATGAGAAGTGGATCACCTTTAGAAGTGTCTACTTTGATGAGAACGCCAGTACGTCCTCTACAATCATTTTCACCTAACGTATCTTCAATAACCTTTGATACAGGTCAACCTGGTATTGATGTTTTCTTTGAGGATAAACAATTCCCAGCAGTTCTACCTGGTGTTGTAAAGGACATTAGTTTCCAAGGCGGTCAAGGTTCTGGATATGGGAATTATGTAGTTATCGAATCTATTGATCCTGATACTAATCAAAAGGTAGATGTTCTCTACTCTCATTTAGCTTCTAAACCAAATCTACAACCTGGGCAAATGATTAGGACAGGTCAAATTATCGGTCAACAAGGTGGTACTGGTAGGGTAGTTAGTGCTGATGGCACTATTGCCTCTATTGATTTCTTACGTCCAGCTCCCCGAGGTAGTAAGGATATGACTCCTTACGGAAATTACGAATCTTTACGTCGTCGAATTGCTAGTCAATTTAAATCTTAATTAATTAATTATGGCATACGATCCTACAGAGATGTTTAGGGTCGATCCAGGTGAAATGGAACTCAATGAAGAGTTTCAAGCCCAAATGGAACTTGAGCGGCAGGCTGAAGAAGCTCGTGCTGCTCAAGCCGCCATGGCTGAATCTGGAGCGACTACCCCCACGGGGGGACAACCTATGCAAGCTCAACAAGCTGCTCCTACGGGACAGCAACCACAGGAGCAACAATTCCCTTGGCAACAGGGATATGATATCGGTGATGCCGCTAGGCAAGTTGTAGAAGGTGGACTGGCAATACCTACTGGTATGGTCGATTTTGGTGTTGATCTTATTAACAAATTACCAAGCAAAGAGCTACCTGGAGTAACTAATCCTTTCCGTCCTGGTGGACAGCTACCAAAACCACCTGAATTTACAACTAAACACTTCCAAGCTCTACGTAAGGTTGCTTCTGTTGTAGCACCCACAATTCTTCTTACTAAGCTAGGTATACGTGGCGGTCAAGCCGCTAATACCCGTGTTGGTTGGTCTATCGGTGAAAACGCCTTTGTTAAGGCTATGGGCACCCTTGGTGTTGAAGCTGCAGCAGGTGTTGCAGTTGGAGCAGTCAGCAGCGAGTATGAAGAGGATAACCTTACTGGTACTCTTAAACAAGCTTTCCCTGAGACCTTTGACTGGATTCCAGATTCAATGGCTACGTTGAAAGATGAAGCACCTGATCTTAAGCGTAAGAAGAATATCTACGAAGATCTTGGTCTTGGTATTTTCACTAGCTTTGCAGAAGGTGCTGTTAAGTTTGTTGGTGCTTTTGCTAACATTGGTAGTACTCTTCGTAAATCAAATCAACTTGTAGGAGAGACGCCTGAAGCACGTAGGTGGCTTGAAGCAAACTCTCCACGTCCTTCTTCTATTGATCCTGAAGAAACGATTGTTCAATCAGCTATTAAACAGGAAGAGGCATTAGATGAAGTAGGTTACTACAACCTCTCAGAGAATCCTATGATGGATGTACCTCTTCGTGGTGTACATGATATCTTTGATTATACAGAGATTGGTGTACGTACTGTTGATGACTTTGGGGTTGTTGGAGCTGCTATTGACCAAGCCCGTATTGCTAAGAACCTGGATACTGTCTATGGTCGTATTGGTAATATGGTGTCTGAACCTGCTCTTAAATATGCTCTAAAGAGCGGAGAGAATGCCCAAGATGTTATCCTTGGTCTTGCTGATCAACTCAAGCAAGCAGGACGCATTGGTATGGAAGGTGATGGATGGAAAGTTACCTTTGATGATGTTATTGATGCTAACGAAGATCTTGCAATTCAATTGTTTGATCCTCGTATGAGTAAAGCAGATGTTCGTCTAGTACTTGAACCGTTCATGGTTCTTACTTCTGATGGCAAGCAAATTCTAGCAGATGAAGGGTTTGCTATGGTCGCCAAAGCTCTTAGAGGGTTTGGCAGCGACCTTACTAGTATGGATGTAGCACGTGCTCAATCCTTGCTTGCTGGAAGCCTATCTGGACGCATCTCTGACCTTGCAGAAGGCTCACGTTTGATGGAAGGTACAGCTGCTGTGGAGGCTGCTCAAGACAAAGTTATTGATCTTATGCAGTACGTTACACAGCTATCTGCGTCAGCTAAATATTACAAGAACCGTAAAGTTAATCTGATCCAACAAATTAAAAATGGTTTCCAAAACATTCAAGGTTATAACGAAGCTACTGTTGATGGAGCTGGTGTAGTAGCACAAAAGATCTTTAATGATTCTCAACGTTTTGCTTCTACTATGAGGCAAATTGCTACTAATCAACCTCAGCTGATGGATCAATTCCTAATGGCTTATGAGCTTACTGATGGTAAAATTGATACCATTACTAAGATGAATAGGTACATTAGTGAAATGACTACTGACCTTGGTAAAGGTGTTATTAATCTTAATCCTGAAGTAGAAAATAAGCTGTTGGCTGGTGTATGGTCTAATGTTTACAACTCGATGTTGTCTGCATTCTCTACTCCTATCCAAGCACTTGTAGGTAACTTTGGTGGTCTTATTTCTCAACCTGTGTCCCACTTTGCTGGGGCTGTAATGGCTGGTGATCTTAAAGCAGTTCAACGCGGTTGGGTTGCTTATAGTTCTGTACTAGAGACATTCCAGAAAGCTTTGCCTTATGCTGGTGAGCTTTTCATGAAAGCATCTAAAGAACCTGATGCTGTAAGGGGTGCAACACGTCTTGACTTGGCGTTGCAATCTGAACGAGAGATGGGGTTTCTAAAAGAAGCTGCCCGTACTCAAGCTGCTGAAGGTAATGTAGGTCTTCAATATTTGGTTGGTAAGATCGAGATGCTAAACGACCTTAGCAAGGATCCTGTTCTTCGCTTTGGTTCTAATGCTATGACAGCTCTTGATGGCTTTACTGGTGTCTTTAATGCATCAGCTGAAGCTCGTTTCAGAGCTATGGATGATCTTATTGCAACAGGACAACCTGTTACTAAAGATAGCGTCAAACCTATTGCTGATAAATACTACAAGCAAATGTTTGATGAAAGTGGAATGATTACAGATGAAGCTGTTAAGTATGCCACTAGTGAGATGGCACTTAACCTTGACACTCCACTTGCTAAAGGTATTACTGATCTTATTCGTATTGTACCTGGTCTCCGTCCTTTCTTCTTCTTCCCTACTACTGGGATGAATATCATTAATATTGGTGGTAAGTACGGTCCTTGGCAACCATTCCAACGTGATGTTAACGAACTAGCTTACGTTAAATTGGAAGACCTGTTGGCAGATGAAGTGCGTGTTGATGAACTACTCAGAGCACGTAACTTTGATGTAGCTAACATGGATACCATTGCTAAGCAACAGAAGATTGCGGACCTTAAGTACATGACTAGGGGACGTAAAGCTATGGGTGCTATGGCTGTAAGCGGAGCTATTGGTCTTGTTATGAATGATCGTATCCGTGGTGATGGTCTTTATGATAAGCAAGCTCAAGCATCTCGTGTCAAGAACTCTAATTGGCAGAAGCGTACCATCAAAGGTATGGATGGTAAGTGGTATTCCTATGAAAGTCTTGGTCCTCTTGCTGATTGGATGGCATTTGTCGCTAATGTAGCAGATAACTTTGACATGCTTGGTGAAGCAGCTACTGAGAAGTTCCTTGGTAAGGCTACGTTTATCCTTGGTGCCTCTATTACTGATCGTACTGGTTTGTCCAGTGTACGTCCGTTGATGGATATTCTAAGTGGTAACGAAGGTGCTCTGCAACGTTGGAGTGCTGGTTTTGTCAATAGTCTTGGTCCACTTGCAGGTCAACGTGGTGAGTGGTCTCGCATCTTTAGCGAAGGTATGAGGGAAGTAGAGAATGATTTTAAGAGTCATCTTGAAAACCGTAACCGTTTTATTGGTGCAGGTCTTGATCCTTCTAATCGTCAACCCTTTATTTATAGCCCTGTAACGGGTGAAAAGAAAAACGGATATGGGTTCCTCCAACGTGTTTGGAATGCTTATAGTCCTATTAAAATTCACGCTGAGCAATCACCTGAAGAAAGGTTCCTTGAAGCTATTGAATTTGATATGTCTACAACCTTTAAAACCCGTAATGGTGTTAAGTTAACTGCTCCTGAGCGGTCTGAACTATTCCGTTTGATGGGTGAACAAGGTTTCTTTAAGAATTCAATTCAAGGTATTATGCAAGATGCTGGTAGCTGGAAGTCTATTGAAAAACTCCGTACCATGCGTCGTCAAAACATTACATCCGATAAAGTTTCATTGGATAAGTGGCATGATCTTCATGTTCGTTTGTCTGATGCTAAGCGTGCTGCTGAAGAATTTGCTTTCCAAAGCCTCAATGCTGAACTAATAATTGGTATTGAAAGTCGTATTAATGAGCGTGCTTTGACTCAAGAAGCAAATATTGCTGGTGAACTTCTCAACATTCGCAAATAACTAAAACCATGTCGTGTGCTGACGTACAAACAATTCAAGCAGGAAATGGATCGAAGACTCAGTTTTCGTTTGATTTCCCATATATTTTTAAATCAGAGATTCAAGTTTCTTTTTGGAACGCTACAACTAAAGAATGGGACGATAAAGCACAGACGGATGCTACTTACCCTTGGCAGGTTACAGATGCTAACCCTACCATTGTTGAGTTTACAAGTACCGCACCGCCATCACCTGCGGTACCTGTTAACCCTGGTGAAACAAGTGTAGACAATGTACGAATTCGTCGTGTTACTAACATTGATGATATTCGTGCATTGTTCAATCCTGGTTCAGCCATTCGTTCGGATGACCTTAACAAAAACTTTGAACAACTTCGTTATGCTATTCAAGAGGCTAATTGTCAAGGTCTTCCTGATGAATTGTATCAATATCTGATAGATAATTACTGGGATCGTTTCAATAACACCATTTACTCTGCCGATACTTGGGTAAGTGATGATTCAAACATTGCTACTACTCAATCTATCGATCAACGTATTGATAGTAAAGTAGATAATGCTTTGACTTTGGATATCAGTGGATCTGATGGTATTACTATTACCGATGATAGTCCTGGTAGTGGTCAAATCGTTGTAGGTATTGGTGCAGGTACAGTTGATCTTGATCGTATTAAAGATGAAGACATTCTCACTTATGCTGAGGAAATTGCTGGGTCTCCTACTTGGGATAGTGATGGCCGTATTCCTACGACTTATGCTGCTTCACGGCGATTTGATACTATTGTACAGCCGACTACACCGAGTGGATCGGACTGGCCTGTAGGTAAAACGTGGCTTCAAAATGATGCCGATAAGACACTTTCTGTTTGGGATGGTAATAGTTGGGAAGGCATTAGCTCTGGTGGTACCTTTACTAGTCAGGCTAAAGTAGTTTATGTTGATGCTACAAACGGTAATGACTCTAATGATGGTCACCGTATTAGCCGTCCTAAGCAAACCATTAAAGCAGCAATTAATCAAATCAACGCTGATGCTACCTATGGTGATGGTAGTGTTGTTGTGGTAGCACCTGGTGTCTATCAAGAGGTAGCACCTATTCAAATTCAACGTCCTAATGTTTCTGTTATTGGTCAAGCACTTCGTAGCTGTATTGTTCACCCTACTGTAGCTACTGAAACCAATACTCTGTTTGAACTTAATAGTGGTTCTTATATTTCTAACCTGACGCTAACTGGTATGAAGGCTAGCGGTTCTCTTGGTAACACAGTTGACGCAGCTTTACCTGTTAACCAAGGTTGGAACTTTGGTTTCTATAGTGGTGCTATTATTAAGAAGTCTCCGTACATTCAAAACTGTACTAACTTCTCAGATAGTGAGATTGATAACTCTAACATTGATGTAATTAATCCTGCTGGTGGTTCTGCAGGTGATACAGACTCTGCTCCTACTGGTGGTGGTCTGCTTGTAGATGGTTCAGTTGTAGATAGCACATCTCCACTTCGTTCCATGGTGTGTGATAGTTACACCCACGTTGGATTGAATGGACCTGGTATTCTTGTTACTAACAACGGCTATGCACAGTGTACATCTAGCTATGCCTTCTTTAACAAGTACCACATCAAATGTCTAAATGGTGGACAAGCTAACCTTGCTGCTTCTACTACTGACTTTGGTGATGAAGCATTGGTTGCTAATGGTAAGTCTGTTGATCCTATCTTTACTGCTGATCTTTCTGGTAGTATTGGTAGTGGAGAGATCACATTTACTATTGATGCACCTGTTGCAGATGCCTCTTGGCATGGTTCTGCTACCCGTCCACAAGGTAATATGTTGGTTGAATTGAACAGTGTTATTTATCCTGTTCTTTCTGCTACTGCTAATGGTGCTGGGTGGGATGTAACGATTAGCCGTCCTGATCCTACTAATCGTAGTAACAACCTTGGTCTCGATGGAGCAGTAACTACCCCTGCTACCGCTTCCTTCTATCTTCGTTCTATGATTGCTTCTAGCGGTCATACAATGGAATATGTTGGTAGTGGTACTGACTATACTGCATTGCCTGAGAATGGTGGTGTACCTGATGATTCTAAACAAATTGTAGAGTCTAATGGTGGTAAAGTATGGACTGCTATTACTGATCAAAATGGTAAGTTCAAAATTGGTGACTTCTTTGAAGTTGATCAACGTACTGGCTTTATTAACTTCAGTGCAGGCTCTTATGCCTTTGACGTTGTAACTGACTCCACTCCTGAACTTGGTGGACAACTTGATGCACTAACTAATAAGATTGTCAACCTTGGTGAACCTACTAGTGCACAAGATGCTGCAACTAAGAATTATGTTGATACTAATGGTCTGACTACAGCTGCTATTGGTGTTACTGTTCAAGGTTATGATGCAGATACTGCTAAGTATGATGACACTACTGCTAATTTTACAGGTACTCTCCAAAATAATGGAAGTGATGTTGTCTTAGATAGTGATATTGGTGTTACAGTTCAAGGTTATGATGCTACCACACTGAAGTCGGCAGACATAGGTGTCACGGTCCAGGGCTATGACGCTGATACAGCCAAGCTGGATGTTGCCCAGACCTTTACTGCACAGCAGACGTTTGGTGAACTGAAGGAATCGGTCTACACCCTTGGGACCAGCGGCAGCATTGCATTGGATCCAGCTAATGGTTCGATTCAGAGCAGCGTGTTGACTGGGGCACCGACGTTTACTGATTCGCTGGAAGCAGGTCAGACGATTGTGTTGATGCTGGAGAACGGTGCTAGCTACAGCGTCACTTGGCCAACGATTACGTGGGTTACAGGTGGAGGCAATGTCGCCCCAACGCTGACTGCAAAGGACACGCTGGTGTTGTGGAAGGTCAGCACGACTCTGTATGGCGCTTACGTCGGGAGCTACGTCTGATGCTGGGTAAGAAGCTTATTACAGCTGCTGCAGGCTCTGCTGCAGGTGGTGGTGGTGTGCTGGGTGTTGAGGATGTCTTCAGCACCTGGCTTTATACGGGCAACGGCGGCACGCAGACGATCACGAATGGGATTGATCTGGCTGGTGAAGGGGGATTGGTTTGGATTAAAGCGAGAGCTGGGGCTGACGGAACTGATCCTCACAATCTTTTTGACACAAACAGAGGTGCTCAGTGGCGCCTATTTTCAAACATTACTAACGCGCAAGATTTAGGCACCACGACACTTACCGCGTTCAATTCGGATGGATTTGCATTGGGAAGCCAGAGTAATGTTAACGGTAGCAGTACCACCTACGCCTCCTGGACGTTCCGCAAGGCGGAGAAGTTCTTTGATGTGGTGACGTGGACCGGCGATGGAGTCGGCACTAAAACAGTTACCCATTCCCTAAACGCAGTACCCGGCGTAATCATTGTAAAAAAAACATCTGGCGGAACCGGAAGCGACTGGCGGGTTTACCATAAAGACGTTGTTAATCAAGGAGCCTTAAATCTTACAGACTCATTTTTGTACGGCGGCATAACTAGTGTAAGTGCAAGCTCATTTGGTGTGAGTGGGACCGGCGACACAAAGAACGGTTTTAATTACCCTGGTTATACCTATGTCGCCTACCTATTCGCGCACGACGCTGGCGGGTTTGGCGATGATGGCACGGAAAGTGTGATTAAGTGTGGGAGTTATACGGGGAATGGAAGTACCAGTGGTCCCACGATTGACTTAGGGTGGGAGCCTCAATGGGTGCTAATTAAGAATACTAATTCCTCAAGTTACAACTGGGAGCTTGTTGATGTGATGCGCGGCATGACGCATACTGGACATTCCCGTTTGTCGCCAAACACTTCCAATGCAGAAGTGACTGACACTAGTGCTATCGCCCCGCTCGCTACTGGGTTTCAAATCAGAGACAGCGGCGGCAACTTTAATCAAAGCGGTTCTACCTTTATCTACATCGCCATCCGTCGTGGACCGATGAAGACGCCCACCGATGCGACGACGGTCTTCACTACCTCGTCTGGTTTGAATGCGGCAGCTGGCGGTCTTGCGTTTAATTCTGGGTTTCCTGTTGATTTTTTTATTGAAGGATGGACATCTCAGTCATACACGGGAACTGCTCTTTCAAGGATAACCGGTGATTACCGATACCTGCTAACATCATCTACTAATGCCGAAGCTAATGACGGTGGAATTAGGGCATTTGATAGTAATGTTGGGATCATTTTTGATATATCTTTCAATATGTCACAAGAATATGCGTGGCTCTTCCGCCGTGCCCCCGGCTTCTTCGACGTGGTGGCTTATACCGGAGATGGATCTACTTCAAGAATTGTTTATCATAATCTCGGAGTAGTTCCTGAGATGATCATACTTAAATCAAGGGGGGGACCGAACGGCGCCGCAGGTACTAATTGGGGAGTGTGGACAGAATCTTTGGGTGGTGCCAATAAAAACTTATGGCTTAACCATGATTTTAAAGTGTATACGAATTTTATTGATATTAATTCTAGAACAAGTACATCATTTATTGATTCTAATGCAAACTGGAATGTTCTAACAGAATTGTATATCGCCTACCTCTTCGCCACCTGCCCCGGCGTCTCCAAAGTCGGCAGTTACACCGGCACTGGTACCACAAAAGACATTGATTGTGGA